ATCTCGGATTAAATGATTCCGTTACCATAGATAACACGGGTAAGTACGATTCTCCATATCCAAGTGTAATAAATGTTTCGATTAGTATGAAGATAATAGAATCACCTTTCGTAAGTAATAGTAAAAATGATCCTGGTAAATTTGTATACGAATACGCAGAGGATGACAATGCTTATTTTACAAATTTTACAGATATATACAATAAATATTCTAAAAATTTATCTAGTACCACAACCGATACTGATGGGCAAATTAATTGATTAATGTATGGCTAGTAGATATAGAACAGCAAAAACTACAGTAGATAAAGATACAAATAAATCATATATGGAAACAACCATATATCCAAAAGTTTCGGCATCTAATTCTGATATATACATTATAACGGATGAAACCGACAGACTGGATTTGTTAGCTTTTAAATATTATGGTGATAGTAAAATGTGGTGGATTATAGCTAATGCAAATAACATAAACGATGCGACATTTTATGTTGAACCAGGTACTCAGTTAAGAATACCATCTAATATTCAAAGTATTATAAATAATTTAACAAACATAAATAAATAGTTATGGCGTTTCCTTTTGTAGCACCTTTTGACGGATGGGTACAAGAAGTATTAAAACAAAGAGAAGAAGATAGACTTATAGGTGTTTATAAAAACCCATATGCTGTACTAACATCTGCTGCAAAGGTTGTAAAATCAACACCAAGTACGGATAAAGAAAAACGAGCCGAAGAGATAAAAAAGATATTAAAAGGTGAAATTGCACAGGGTGATACAGAATATTCCGGTTGTATTATAGCAAACAATATATCAAATCTTGAATTGAGTTACGCAACTGGACTGACACCTGTGGGCATTGATTTTAAAGGAAGGGTAATAACAGTTGAAGGTGAAAGTGATAGAAGAGTTTCAACTCCAATAATAGAAAGTATAGACATAGATACCGATGGTGCCAATAACACATTAAAAACTGCACAAGTTAAAGTTAAATGTTTTACTTTAAAGCAGCTTGAGATGTTTGAAAATTTTTTTATGAAGCCTGGTATGAATGTACTATTAGAATTTGGTGATAGTTCTATTCTAGCAGGTCTTGTAAATAAAATAGAAAACGGACAGGTAGATAATAACGAATTAAAAGTTTTTAGAAACGGAAAATATGAACCTGTAAGTACAATAACTAAAGTAGAAGAAGCTTTAATACAAAAACAAGATTTTGAAAGTTTTTCTGATGAATTTACAAATTATTTTAAGTCTAGTATAGATGGAACAATAAAGTATTTTGCTAAAGTAGAAAATTCATTAGGTACTTATGATTTAATAGCTGGTAAGGTAACAGATTTTAATTTTTCAATAGAAGCTGATTTAACATATAATGTAGACTTAGAGATAACTCAAGCAAATCAAATTTCTCTAGCTTTACCTAACAATCCAAAGAAGATAAACAGTACAGCAAATACTACAGCAAAAGACAAAGGTCAAACATATTCGGAAAGAGAACAAATTATAGATTCCATAGTTTTAAATTTTGATTTGGAGAAATCAAAATTACTGACTCTATTAAAAAAACAACACCCAAGACAGGGAAAGGATTGGATTAGTGATGAATTCTTTAATTATAATAAGGTAGATACTGAACAAAAAGACCAAATAGCTAGTGCCAAACCATATGTTTCATTAAGATTTGTATTAAATATACTAATGAATTATGTCTTAACAAGTGACGGTGGAAATGGTGTTGATGATGACTTTTTTGAATTTTTAATACCGAAACATTTTACTAAAAAAGTAAATGACCAATATCAAAAGGAAGTAGATTTCATACCGGTTAGTTCAAGAAAAAACATAATATCAATATCAGATTCTATTATATTTCCTACCAAAGAACTACCTGTAATAGTTTTTACCGGCAAAGATAATTTGATTGATATAGACTCTTCAACTAGATTGGATGGTAGGATTAATGGTTATAATTTTCATCATGATGGTGACTTATATGAGGCTGAGACAAAGGCTAACATAGGAAATCCAACCGGAGATGATAGATTGGGAAATGCTTTGAATATATTCATATCTTATGAAGATGTTGTTAGAATATGGAAACAAGAATTGTATAGAATTGATTTCTTAGAAAAAATATTAAATTTAATAAATAAAAATAGTCTTGGACTTTTTCAATTGGTTTATGCAAATGTAAACGATAATGGTAAAGGGTCTATTATAGATTACAAATTATGTACCTATCAAAAAGCTAACATAGTACCGGTTAGACAACGTGATAGTTATAGATTTAAAATCGGTCCAGAAAAATCAATAGTAAAAAACTTTTCATTCAATTTTGAGTTATCAAACTTAGTAGCTGGGCAAACAGTTTTTAATAATAACAAATTTGTATACGAAGCGATCAGAGAAAAAAATAAATCAACAAATCAACAATCCATACCAAAGGTAGAAGAAATATCACTACCACCTGAAGTATACAAATCAATTGATATGTCAACTATGGGTAATGCCGATGGGTGGTATGCTATTAATTATATAGAATTAAAAACTATACAAGCTAAATTAGAGAAAACGGTAAATCAATTAAATAATGTTAACCAGACCGCGCAGCAACAAATCTTGTCTGGAAGTTTTGACCAAACCAAAGAAGTGACAAAAGAAGAAGTAAATGTAGCTGATATCATAAAGCAAACATCTACTCAATTCAAATTTGGTAATGAAAATAAAATCCTCATATACAAGGATGAAAAATTTGTTTTAAACAAAATACAACAAACTCCCCAAGAAAAGTATAAGAAGCCAACTTTGTCTCCGATTGATATTAATCTAACAGTTGATGGATTTAGTGGATTTAGATGTGGATACTGTTTTAATATAGATGGCATACCGGAGATATACAATCAGAATGGTGTATTTCAAATAACAAATGTAAAGCACTCTATTAATAATGAAGGTTGGACTACAACTATTGAAGCAGGATATCTAAATAGAAAATTTGATTGAGTATGTACAAAGATGTAGCAAATAACACCGGACTTTTTCAAATAAAATCACCTGATGCATTTTTACCAAAACCATCAGACCAAGATTATTCAAATGGATTTATTCGTAGATATTTTATTAGAAAATCAAATGACTTAAATGCATTTATATATGAGGTATCTAAAGACACAATAGTTAAGTATGAAAAAATATCCTTTTGGAAATCAACTTCTATAAAGTGGAAGTTAGTAGGTACTAAAGAAGAAGTGACTGAATCAAATAGAAAAGCTATTGCATTTGTGTCTAAAGAATTCCCAACTTTAGCACTGTATATTCCAAATCTAACTCAGTTTTACAGAACAAAAGATTAATTTTCGTTTTAAAGAAATTTTTGTTATATTAGAGTCGTATGACTATAATTGAATACGATTCCGATTTACAATTAATAAATGGAAAAACTATAAAGTTTATTGTTCCTGTTTGGAGTAGTCCAAAAGGACATGAGTGTGGATTTCCAATTAGTTTTGTATACATAAGAACTGAAGATACGGAATTTGTCGTTAATTTCAAACACATAGATGCAAAAAGTATTGTACCATTTGATGTTGGTAAATTAGCAGGACACAATACAATAGTTTTCGGACATCGTTATTTAGATAGTCGCGGAATAGATTATGAATGGGCATACTTTGAAGCATTCGGAAAACCATTTGATTGGCAAGATTTCACACAACCACTTTATCGGACTTATAGAACAGACTTCACGGAACTGAATGATTGTATACCGATGATGAAATGGATTGAACTGATACGAACTATGCCACTACCAATGGTCACTAAACCTTCGGTTCGTAAATATTCAGACGCCATCAAACGGCTCGGACAAATTGAAGGGGCTGGGGTAGCAGTAGAAAAAAATCGTGTCGTCACGGAATGGGAAATTCCAGATAGTTACATACATGGCGACCTCATGTTCACGAAGTATAATCCGTATACGGTAACCGGCCGTCCGAGCAATCGTCACTTGGGGGTCAATTGGGGTGCGCTGAACAAATCGGATGGTACTCGTTCGGTGGTACGGAGCCGGTTTGCGGAAGGTACTCTCGTTCAAATGGACTTTGAGTCGTTCCATATCCGTCTTATCGGGCGACTAATCGGATACGATTTCCCTGATGATAAAACGGCACACGAACACCTTGGCGAATGGTATGGTGGGGTTGATAGGGAAACCGCAAAGGGGATAACATTCCGTTATCTGTATGGTGGACTTGACGACTTGGGCCGGACGATTCCATTCTTTCAACGGGCTGATGAATTCATAAAGAAGACCTATCGTGATTATGTGGTGAGGGGTGGACTTGTGACACCGATTATGGGACGAGAAATTCCGTTTGAACAAATCGGTAGGGATGCCGGCGAACAAAAGGTGTTTAACTATTTCTTACAAGCGCTTGAGACTGAGGTAAACTATCATAAGATTGGGGAGTTGTTGGATTGGTTTGCTGATAAAGAGTCAAAGTTGATTCTATACACCTATGATGCGTTTCTCGTTGACACACATCCGCAAGAACGGGAATCGGTTTTGAACGACATTCCGACCATATTGAGTCGTGGTGGTTTTCCCGTGAAATCGTATGAAGGAAAGAATTATGCGGAATTGGAGTTTTTGTTGCAAAAATGATATTTATAGAATATGTAGAAAATAGTAAAATTATGAAACTAAAAGATTTATTACCCATCAATGAAATTGAATTCAGAAATCAAAAAGAATTTGATAAGTATTCTCAAAAACATGATTTAAGACCTGATACAAAAGTTAAAATAGCAGGTAAAACTACAACAGCAGGTCAAGCTGCTAAAGATTCCACCAAAAATTCTAAGCCTGCAAAAGGTAAATCTATTTTTGGAAAAGGTAGTTCTGTATTTGGTAGTGCCTCAAATAAAGGAAAGGGTAATAGTGAATTTGAAGCCTCTTATGACTTAGATGATGTGGCCGATGATATCAAAGGTTCATTGGATGTATCTGACAAAGATGGTAAAGAATTACAGAAAAGATTGCAAAAAGGAGAAAAAGGAAAGTACAACCAAACCTCAGAAACCGGTGGTGAAATAGTATTTTCAAATGGAGATACATACGAGGTTGGTGGTACACAAGATGGCCCGTATCCCGTAACAAAGAAATCCAAAAGAAAATAATCTGATAAAGATATAGAACTAACAGAAATATGCTCAATTTTGATGAAATCCTATTAGAGTTAAGTTACAGAGTAGAGTCTGGTATAGTAGACCTTACACAAAATGAACAAGTAGAATTGCTTTCCGAGATTCTAAAAGAAAGAGGAGTTGCTAATGCAAATGAAATATCTCAAAAAGCTAAGGTATATTTTTCATATTTAGCAGAAGCAAAGCCGAATTGGCAATTGGCTGCTAGAGTAAAAAAGAAAGATGGTAAAGCTGGTAAAGTTGTTTATTTTCAATCTCAAGACGCAAAAAGAGATGCTATAAAAACGGGTTCACATATAGCTGTAGATAAAAACTTAAAGCCAGAAAAACCTGCACGTGGTAGTGGTAAGGTAACAGGAACACCAATATACAAAGGTGGAGCACCTATTTATCCTAAAGCAGATAAACCAAAAAAGAGTAGTTCATCAAATTCAATGGTTGATAAAAAGGTACGTGGATCTATTAAACAATTTAAAAACTTTTTAAGTGACGCACAAAAAAGAGCAATTAAATTAGAACAAAAAAGACGTGTTGTAGAACTTAGAAAATTAGATACATTAGCACAATCTTTTGAAAAATTACCAGCTGAAATCAGAAATACGGCAAGTGAAATATTTGCAAAAGGACAATTATTTGAAGGTAGAGAAAACTCCGGTATTGGTAAAAATAGATTAGGATATTTGGATGTTAGAACGCTAAATGACAACAGAAATTATTTACTAAAGGGGTATGGCGATGGTTCTCCGGAAACTATTAGAAAATTTGTAAGAAAGTCTAGAAGTATTAAAGTAAGTGAAGATTACGTAGAATCATCTTTTAATCTATTACCCGAATCTTTACAATCATCACTAATGGGTAAAGGTAAAGTGGGTGACGCTGGTACAGGTAAACATTTTTTAGGATACATTAAAAATGATGGAACAATAACATCAGATAGATCAGATCCAGATATTAAAAAAGATAAAAAAGGAAATTTGTTAGTAAAAAGAGGAAATCCTGGAAGTAGAGATAGAGGAAAATTTGTCTGGAGATGTATACTAGAGCAGGGTGGTCAAGATCCTTATAGTGGATTACCACTTGATTTGAGTGCAATTGATTTGGAACACGTTTGTGCATTTGATAATAAAGACAGAGGTAAACCAACTAAAGAAGATTATTTGAATAGAGAGCACGATGATAACATTATTATTTGTGCAACAAACCTAAATCAAAAAAAATCTAATATGTCAATGAAAAAGTTTTTTGAAGTACACGTAAACCCACAAGTTGGTAAATCTCGTGCGGATTTCAAAAAAGAAGGTGAAACATTTGAAACTATAAATAAAGTTGCTTCTCAAACTGAACAAAAAGCAGGTCTTGCTTTACAAGATGGAAAGCTTAAAAAAGGATACGATTTTAAGAATCTTAAAGATCTATTTGATAGTGATGACGAAGTTTATGCAAAAGCAAAAGGTGAATTTAAAAAAGTTGCAGAAACAGAAGAAGACATGAAAGCTATAGCTGGATTAAATTCTGAAATAGGTAAAAGTCTTTTGATGGCAATGGGTTTGGGCAGAGGACTTATAGATAAAAGTGGTAGGAGAACTATAAAATTATCGTCTGATAATTTATATAGAGGATTTTTGTTATCAATGGCAGATGCACCAGCCAGTAAACACGAAAAATTTAAGGCCGGATGGGAGCAAGCAAGAAAAGTTGGTAATTCTGATAAGTACAGGCTAAAAGGAAAAGGACAACAGGGAATGATAAAGTATTTAATTGATAATGGATTTATCAGCGATAAAGTGTTAAATGACCCTAAACTTGGTAAAGTATTTCGTAACGCTTTACTTGAGACTTATGATTATGATAATAATGTATATATTTTACTCAATTAAAATTACAACACCAATATAAATAATGAATACACAACTACTTTGCCTATTTACGACAAAGCAGGATTTAGATAGATCTTTACAATTTGTATTAGATAACTACGACATAATAAATCCGAACATATTTGTCCTTGAAAATCGAAATAAGTCGGATGAACTATTCGTAACCTTTAATATACAAAAAGGTTCTTCAGCAATTGATTCAGAGTGGAAAACGATATTAGTGCATCGTAAAAAAGAATCAAATACTATATACACAATTAACGCACTAAATGAAGTTGTCAAAAGTAAAACCGGAGGACAATTGGATAAAAGTTATGCTATAGAATGGAGTGAATTTAAAAACTCTATACTGATAACATCTTCCAATGGGTATAAACGTATTCCCACAAAAGTAAATAAGACTATAAACATTTCAGAAGAGCAATAATTTGGAAATATAAAATATTCCTATTATATTCGTTCTATGAAATCAAAAAACAAGTACAAGCCAACAAAGATTGTAGTTGATGGAGTAGAAGACATTTTTACTACACATAAACTAACCATATCTAAGGCTATACTTAAGGCTATAAAATATTGTCATTCAAAACGTATAAAAAGTGTTGATTTTGCCGAAGTAGATTTTGGTGGAAAAATAACTGTTTTTCTGTCTGTAAATGCTCTTGAATTTAAAGAAAATATTGACAAAATAATCCAAATTTTAGAAGAATTTGAGGAGTACGAAATGTGTGCAGAAGCCTTGAAATTGAAGCAAAAAATGGCTAAAAAGAAGGCTAAAAAAGAATTTGTAAAATCGTAATTTTTTTCGTATATTTGTATACAAATTTGAAAGGGTTATATTTATTAGTGTAGATATCTATAAACCTTAAAATTTAAATTAAATGTTAAACCTTAAACACGTAAAACGCTATGGACATTTCATTAGCTCTGAAGAGATTTCAGTCTCTTCAAAACAACACAAAAAAGTCTGATTTCATTTGGAAACCAGCAAACGGACAATCAGTAATTCGTATTGTTCCTTACAAGTTCAACAAAGACAATCCTTTTATTGAACTTTACTTTCACTACAACATTAACAACAAGACCTATCTTTCTCCGGCTTCTTTCGGACGCCCTGACCCCATTGTGGAGTTTGCGGACAAACTGAAGCGTACCGGTGATAACGATGATTGGAAAGCAGGTAAAAAGATGGAGCCGAAACTCCGTACTTTCTGCCCCGTAATCGTTCGTGGTAAAGAATCAGAAGGTGTAAAGTTTTGGGGATTCGGTAAGACGGTATATCAAGAGATTCTTGCATACATTGCAGACCCTGATTATGGTGATATTACAGACCCCATGAATGGTCGTGATATTGTATTGAGTGTATCACCAGGCGAAGAAAGTGGTAAGACTTATCCTACAACTACACTTCGTATTAAACCTTCTACTTCTAAACTCGCAGGTGACGCAGATACAATGAAGAAACTTCTTGAGGAGCAAAAGGAAATTACCGAATTGTATCAAGAACTTTCTTACGCAGAACTCAAAGGTGTTCTTGAGAATTGGTTGAATCCTTCTACTACTCCAGTTGAAGAAGGTGAAGATTCGGAACTCGTAGAACAACTTGAAGCACCAAAACCAGTTGCCAAAAAAGAGGTAGTCGGTAGTGATGGTCTTCCTTGGGAAGATGAGGTTCCTGCAAAACCAGCTGCAAAAGTAGCACCTAAAAAACCCGCAGCACCTAAAGATGATGTAGCGGCAGCATTTGACGATTTGTTTAACAATTAATAAGTTACAATTATGGCCAGAAATGAAGATTTAGCAAGTGTACTTGCTGACTCTCTCAATAAACAAAATAAGGATGGGAAGATAGCATACTTCCTTGACGATGAGAAGAGTGAAGCGGCAACTAATGTAAAGGATTGGTTATCCACCGGAAATGCTATCCTTGATGTTGCAATATCTAACCGTCCTTATGGTGGCCTTCCCGTTGGTCGTATCACCGAGATAACGGGTCTTGAACAATCGGGCAAAAGCCTACTGTCTGCACACTTACTGGCTGAGGCACAGAAGAAGGGAGGAGTGGCAGTTCTGATTGATACCGAAACCGCAGTAAATCGTGAGTTTTTGGAAGCAATCGGTGTTGACATCTCCAAACTTCTCTATGTGTCCGTTGACACGGTTGAGGCAATCTTTGAATCTTGTGAAACCATTATTGAAAAGGTTCGTACAAGTGATAAGTCAAAATTAGTGACAATCGTTGTGGACTCAGTAGCAGCAGCATCTACCAAAAAGGAATTGGAAGCGGACTATGATAAAGATGGATACGCTACCGACAAATCAATCATCATTTCCAAAGCAATGCGGAAAATCACTAATATGATTGGTCGTCAGAATATCTGTCTTGTATTCACTAACCAATTACGGATGAAGATGAACGCAATGGCATTTTCTGACCCGTGGACTACATCAGGTGGTAAGGCATTGGCATTTCACGCATCAGTTCGTCTTCGTTTGAAATCAATGGGACAACTGAAAGTAGGTGACCGAATCATCGGTATCAAAGTGAGAGCACAGGTTGTAAAAAATCGTTTAGGCCCACCACTTCGTTCCGCTGACTTTAACATCTTCTTTGACAGAGGTATTGATAACTATGGTTCATGGTTGGCAGTTATGAAAGATAATAAGATATGTAAACAGAGTGGAGCATGGTATGAATATACCGATACCGTAAATGGTGAGGTAGTAAAGTTTCAAGCAAAAGACTTCGCACAGATTCTATCAGATGAGGAACTAAAAGACCAAATCTATCGTAAGATATGTGAGGCAAGTATATTACAATATAAGAGTACAAACACGGAAGAAGTTGAAATTTCAACGGACGGAACAAATGAGTCAGATTAATAAAAAGTATTTAGATATACTAAAACAAATAGATGAAGAACACAAATCATTTGGCGACCTTCATCGAAATTCAAAGACCTTAATTATTGATGGTCTTAATACCTTCATAAGGTCTTGGTCAACAGCACCTAATCTAAACGATAATGGTGACCACATCGGTGGTATAGTCGGTACTCTCAAGAGTATCGGCTACGCCATTCGGTTGTTGAATCCAACACGAGTCATCATTGCCTTTGATGGTAAAGGTGGTAGTAAGAGCCGGCAACAAATCTATGCCGGTTATAAAGCAGAACGGGCTAAAAATAAGATACGACTTAATCGTGCTATCACGGTCAATATGAACCCTGAAGACGAGCAAGTATCTATGCGTAGACAAATGGTGAGTTTGGCAGATTTGTTGACATACTTACCAGTTACTATTATGCTCCACGATGGAATAGAGGCGGACGATGTTATTGGATATGTTACTACTCAACTCCGTAAAGAGGGAGAGAAAGTTGTGATTATGTCATCTGATAAAGATTTTCTACAACTTGTCAATAAGGATGTCAGCGTTTATTCACCAACCAAAAAGAAGATATATAATATTGATGAGGTGATTGCTGAGTTTGGTATTCATCCGCATAACTTTATCAACTATCGTATGATGGATGGTGATAAGTCAGACAATATTGAAGGTGTTGAAGGCATCGGTCTTAAAACGATAATCAAGCAATTTCCTCTTCTAACAGAAGAGACTACACATAATACACAGACTATGGTTGACTATGTAAATGGTCTTCCTAAGAAAGCAAGAGCACACGAACTTTTCTTAAACAACTTGGAAATATGTGAAAGAAATCGTAGATTGATGCAGCTTTCTGAACCAGAGTTTAGTGGTATAACTCGTATGAAAATTATGAATCAACATCAAGACGCAGCTCCTAAGTTTGACAAACAAGGCTTCTTAAAAGCAGGTCTTCGCCATGGGGCACTTGATGGATTTCCAAATGTAACCGATTGGTTACAAAATACTTTTTCACATATAGCAAAATTTTAAATTTAAACAATTATGGCAGACAGATTAGTAAAACCTTTGGGTGACAGAGTGTTACTCAAAGAAAATCAAAAAGAAGAAAAGACGGCAAGTGGAATTATCATTCCAGATACCGTCGTAAAAGAGGATGTAAAAACAGCAAAGGTAGTTTCGGTTGGACCGGGGCTTTACACTCAAGCTGGAAGTCTTATCCCAATGAATGTTTCAGCAGGTGATGAGGTTATTGTACCCCCATATCATCAAGGTCAAGAAATCAAATTGAATGGTGAAAAATACATTCTTTTGAGAGAGTCGGAAATTCTTATGGTAATTAGATAAATTATTTGTATATTATGAAATGCGTTAAAAATTTAACAACAGGCGAAATCAAACGAGTGGATGATGAAGCAGCAGACAGAATGTGTAAAAACCCAACTCTATATTGGTATGCACCTAAGTCGGAGTGGAAAGCACAAAATCGTAAACCTGTAGTAAAGGAGACTGAAGAGTCACCAAAAAAGAAACAAAAGAAAACAAAACAAGTAGTAGCAAAGCGTAAGTAATGGAAGCAACAGATACATTGGTAAAATACGGAACATCGTATCAGACGAAAGTAGTTGCTTCATTAATTACTGATGTAAAGTTCATTGAACAGGTTTATGAAATAACTAAGCCTGAATTTTTTGAATCGGATGCAAACAAATGGATTGTATCCGAAACGCTCTCTTACTTTAACGAATTCAAATCGTGTCCGACACTTGAAGTCTTTAAGATAAAAGTAGGTTCGGTTGAAGATAAAATTCTAAAACAAACTATA